TTGCCCTTTGAAGCAATGCACACCGGCAATTGCAATCTTCTTCTGCCCTGCCGAATGCACCCGGATAATCTGCTTTCATTCCTGATACTTCAAAGGATTCACCCACTTCCCGAATTTGTCCGTCAAGTAATCTGTGATGTGTTCTTGTCCTGCCATCCAGGACTGAATTCCACTGCTTTACTACATCCGCACCATTGGAAATGGCAGCCTTCTGTGCATCATAGGCTGACTGGCACTGAATCCGGTGCCCTTCCGTTCTTGCTATCCTCACAGCATTGTTGTATGCCTTGTTATAGTCTGACTTCATATCCTTGGCAATCTTCACTGCAATCTGATTGTATGAAGCCCCTTGTGTGATACCCCTTGACAGTTCTGCCCGGATGCTTGCCTTCAGCTTCTTCACATCCTCACCAAGCCTTGTATATAAGCTTGTGGAAATCTTTGAATCTGTCTGCAAGGCTTTCACAACCTGCTTCGGATCAATGGGAACAATAATTGGAATCCCCTGCCCTGCAATGTCATACATGGCACCCAGGAAGCCATCAGTATAGCAATGTGTCAGGAAGCTTTCCACAGTCGCAAATTCCTGTGTGTGAAGTGCTTCAAGTACATTTTCAATCTGCTTCTTCAATACTTCCTGATACTGCTTTTGGTATATGATGGTTTGAAGGTTTTCCATGTCTGTTCGCATGGACAGTTCCCTGATTTTCTGTTCCACATCCTTTGCTGCCTGGGCATATACCTTCTTCAATTCAGCAATGGTCTGTTTTTCTCTATTCAGTTGTGCCTGCAAGACTTCCTTCTGCTTCTGATTCATCCGTCACAACCTCATTCAATGCATTTTCGGCTGCCACCACATCCTGTTCTTCAGGCTGTGGAAGCTTGCCCTTTATTTCTTCATAATCAATATCAAGCTGTTCACAGATAAGCTGCACAATAGTTTCACCGTCAAGCATTTGTGCAAGGTTCTGCAAGGTTGTGATTTCAACCTGCTTCTTCTGTGCCTCGGTCAATTCAATCTGTGCATTTTCCTGTGCATTGCTCATGATTTCATGCTCAAAATTGAAATACACCTGATGCATCTGATAATCTGTGCCATTGGTATCATTGATTTCCTGCAAAACAACCTTGATAAGCTTCCGCAAGAACTGCTTCAGTCTGATTTCAAGCTTTGATACCTTCAAATCAAGTAATGAATAGGCAGCCTTGATTGCAACATTTGTGGTTGCACTTGTATCTTTCAGGCCTGCTGTATTCAATCCCATTCCAAATCTGTAAATATTCTTTTCATCCAATTCTAACTTGGTAAGTCTGGCCTGATAGGGAATGTCAACTGTTTTGAAGTCTACACCGCCACCTTCTTCAACTCCAATGTGCTTCTTGGTCTTGGTGTTCTGTATCAGTTCTTCAAGGTTGTCACCCTGGAAGCCTGACACCACAACAAGATATTCTGAAGCATCCTGAAGGTTATTAGAAAGCCCACAGGCCATCAAATCATAATCATCTATCAGTTCCTTAATGGTTTTCAGCCCGGAATGCTGCTTCTTGTTATTATCCAAGCGGAAGAAAGGAATGAATCCAAAGTTTTCATAATAGGTTTTTGTCTTTCCATCTTCCTGATACAGTGTGTGTGGCTTGGGATTGATTTCTGCTGATGTGTCAAGTTCAATGTTTCCATCACCATCCTGCACATAGTAATATACTTCTTTTGCACCCCACACCTGAATCCGCTTGATTTTCTTTCTGCCCTTTTCAATGCGGTCAGTATAGTGATATATCATGTGTTCGGTCTTGCTGTCTGTGTCCTTGGCTCTTACCTCAATCACACCGATTGAATCAGCACACTGAAATGCTGTTTTGTTCTCTGCATCCTTGTATGCAAACATGTATTCAAAGCCTTTTGCCTGGCATCCTGTCAGCACTTCTGACAATTCCGCTGTGAAATCTTCATTGTCATTGAAATACTTGTCCAATTCGGTCTGTAATTCAGGCAAATCAGACTTTATGAAGCCATCATCACCGGACAGCATATATTGCACAGCCTGATCCACCAATTCAGTGAAGAATGGATGTGAAATTTTTATGTTGCTTCTTGTGGTGTCCTTTATCAATTCACCATCTGCATTGTAGTAATACATTTCATAATCTTTTATGTCATGCCTGCCTTCATAATATGCCTGCCCTTTTCTTGCAAGCTGTTTCTTTTCTGATGTTGCATCATCTTCAATGAATTGCTTTATTTCATCAATTGTAAGCATTTTGCACCGCCTTTCTAAAACATCCAACCATTTTTCTTGATGTATTTTTCTAATGCATAACGCATGGCATCCATCAAATGGTTAAAATCATCAATGGGCTTGTTCAGTTTGTTGTCAAACTTGTCTTTGTCCCATGTATAGTTGCTTATTTCCGTTAGGAAGTTCACACACCTTGGATGGATAATGATTTCAAGTTCCTGAATCCATTGAATACCATTCAGAATGCTATCCCTGCCCTTTTGTGCAGCTTTTACACGCAAGCCCAGGCCATTCAATTCATCAATTGATTTTGGCTCTGCTGAATCCGCTGTGATATGGTCCTTTTTATAGCCCATTTCTATGACTGTATCTGCAATCCGTTTATTGCTCATACCTTTTTCATAAAATTCATCCCACACATACAGCTTCTTGTTCTCTATATCTAAAAAACCAACAAAAAAAGCACTTGGGTCATTGGTATATCCAAAGTCAAGACCAAATGCTGATTTTACATCTTCTGCGAATACAGGGTTTTTGGGTTTCTTCTCTGCATCCTCATATTCTTTTTTGTTTGTCAGTGTGAATTCTTCTTCTTTCCAGTTCTCATATACTAAACCATCAACAATACCCCATCCACCAAGGCCTGCCACCGCATATCTTCGTGGATTGTTCTTCTTCATGGTTTCAAATACTTTCAAATCCGCTTCATCCAACCATTCATTGCACATGTAATTGGTTGTCATTGCAAGAATATCTTCATCTTCTTCATCAAAGAATCTTTTCTTCAGCCAATGTCTTTCATTCCAAGGGTTGAATGTCAGAATAATTTGCTTGAATAACCCTTCCGGTGTCTTACCTCGGATTGATTCATCAAGCATATTGAAATCTTCTTCCTTGGTGATTTCATAGGCTTCTTCTATCCATGCCCAACACAAATATCCTGTATCAACTGCAATGGATGTGACTTTCAGCGGATCATCAAGCCCCCTGAAATATATCTTCTGTCCTGTGGGCTTGTATGTGGCTTCCAATGGTGACAAGGTAAAATCCCATAGGTGTTCAACCTTCAACCGCTTTGCTGCCCATTTCAGTTCCTTATAACAGGAATCCTTCAGGGTACGGAATACTTTTCTTATAACAAGTGTATTTGCATCCTTATTCCGCATCATCATGTATATTATCCATAATGCAGTTGTTTTAGATTTCTTGGATGCTCGGCTGCCTTTACACACCTTGTATCTACCTTTGAAATTCCAAAATCGTTTATACCCCCTGCCAACTAAATTGGGAAGGTTTATATACTCCTTTTTAATCACATTACATCACCATCATATCTTTTACATTGCCTTTGTACACATCTGTGTGTGTCTGCAAGGCCTTCTGTCAGAAATGCACCATACCGGGAACAATATGCAATGGGATAATAGGAAAGGTTGCCATCTATCAACAGGACCATTTCAGGCTGTTTCTGTGGCAGGTGCTTCCTTCTTTCCCTTTTCCGCTTCCGCTGTGCTATTCTATTTCCCCTTCCATGACTTTTTTTCATTCTTAATCTTCCAAATCTTCTTCACCGCCAAATACAGGAATAATGAAATCCGCTTCAACCTTTTCTGTGGGCCGCTGCCCTATGGTATCACGCACATATTCCGCTGCCCTTGTATCACCCTTCATGGCTTTCTGTATCTGTGCAATCAGGATTGCTTCCTGTACTGATATATTTTTCCCTTTGATTGCTGCAAAGTTCTTTATTTCATCCACATCCATGCACTTGCCTGATTTCATGGACATGGAAAGCAAAGATTCCAAGGTTTCCCGGAACAGTTTCTTTTCCCTTCTTGCTTTACCGGATGCAATACCGCCCTTCTTGCCATTCTTCACGGCTTCTTCTCGGTTTTGTTCACTTGTGAATGGTGTCAAGTTTTCTTCATTTGCCATATTGCATCACCTGCCTTTCTGTTAGTTTTTCTTTCTGCTGTACTGATAGCCATATTTCTTGGCATTCTTTCTCAACCACTTATCAACTGCATCATCATAATCTTTGCCCTTCATCTTGGCTGTTTTTACTGCCTTGGCAAATTCATTGGCTTTGAAATGGGTTCCCTTCTTGAATGTATAATCATACTTGCTACCACTTGCAATGATACCTTTTGACCGTCTATCCATTGCAGTTGATAACAAATCTGCATCTGAAAAGGCACCGCCACTTGGATGGTTATGAATAATCATTGTGCTTCTGTTCCTTGATGTATTTGTGCCACCAATTGCTACACTGTGCTTTCCGCCTTTTACATACTGATGCACATATCCCTGATCATCAACTTCATATGCCCATTCACCCTTGGCCAACATGTGCTTGCTTTTAAACTCTGCCAATGCCCCTTCAAAGGTTTTGCTTTTTATTTTTGTATTGGCATATGCAGGATGTATGGGATTGTAATTGTTCTTCTCGTCACCTGCACCACTGAAAGAAAATTCTGATTGATTGCCACCTGCACCCCGGCCACCTTCAATGGGTGGAATATACAGTGTTTCACTTCTTGCAATGATGTCCTTTACCGGCTCACCATCCAATTCATATTCAAGGGCTTCTTCCAGTGTTTTGAATGTCTTGCCTTCACCGGTTTTCTCATTCCAAATTTCAATTGGTTTCCTGAACATGATCACATGCTCTTTTAAGTAAAAACCATTTAATCTATTAAACATGTATCTGAAATGTTCAATTCTCATTTTTCTTCACCTTTCTTTTGTACGCAAAAAAGGCCAAGTATTTCTACTCAGCCTTTCTAAAAATTATGTAATTTGACAGCAGAATTGTGGATTATGCACCACAATTTCAGTTTTGCAACTGCGTTTTCCTTCTTAAACTAATTTCTGCTGTTTTGATGATAATACCATATTTTGTAAATTCTTTCAATCATCTTTTTTTCTTTTTCGTTAATATCTCTTGTGCCTTTTTCATCATGGAAGTATCCTTTGTGCGTATGCTGCATTAAACCTTCATGCTGATGTGTAAGATCAACCTGCTTGAATCGTTTATTGTTCTTATCATAGTAAGTTATGCTTTTTAGTTTATTGTCTTTATTTACTGTTACATACACCCTGCCCTTTGTCATGGTTTCCATAGGTGTGCTTGTAGAACTACCATCAGCATTTCTTACAAACTTAATATTTCCACTTTGTAATAATGTATTATATTCAGTGCCATACTTCTTGCCCTTATCACTTATGCCACTACTTGCACCCCTTCCACCCATCAGCCTTTTTATCCTTTCATTCTTTCGGTGACTTTATTTTCAAAGTATACTGTTTTAATATTTCCATAATCATATTCAACTTTGCCACCGTATATCAGCAATGTTTTAGGCTGCAACCGCCTGATCATTTCATCAACACCGGCTTTCCATGTTTCAAAGTTGTCACTATCCCTTTTTACACCTATGGTTGATATGGACAGTGTTGATTTCTTTGGCAATCCGTCAAAGCAAAAATCAAATGTAGCTTCTTCACACCAACTGACTGTTGGAATCACCACCAATCCCATCCGCTGTGCCATCTGTCCAATCAATCTGCTTCTGTATGTGTTCCAAATCTTCATGGCAATGGGCATTTCTGTATACAGTGAAAAATCAGGTGTAAAAATACAATTGTATTCTGCCAATTTTTCAATGTATAACTGCGGTTGATTCCACACCCTTTCAAATTGGTAATCATCAACATAAAAATGAATGCCACAATCTTTGTTTTCAGATGTTAGTGCATAATTGAATCCAATAATATCATTCGGAATATATGAACACGGTTCAATTATAGGCATCTGATAATATCCTTCTGTTGAATATTCGTCATATTCATCAAGATTGTATGCGTTTATGGTTCTTTCCCTTTCGTTGGGCTTTTCTTCCGGTTCCTCATGTTCTATAACATCAGGAATATCTTCAAAACCAAATACAGACATGTCAAAATCAATAAGTTCATTCAGTTCTTCTGCAAGATAATCAAAATCCCATTCTGCCTTTTCTGCAACCTTGTTATCAGCAAGCCGGAAGGCCTTTATCTGTTCATCTGTCAGATCATCTGCAACAATGCAAGGCACTTCTTTCAGTTTCAGCTTCTTGGCTGCTTTGTATCTTGTATGCCCGGCAACAATTACATTGTTTTTGTCAATGACAATGGGCACCTTGAAACCAAATTCCTTTATGGATTCCATAACATATTTTACGGCTTCATTGTTCTTCCTTGGGTTCTTATCATAAGGGATAAGGTCCGCAAGGTTCATCCGTACATTCTGCATGCTGTTCACCTTTATCTTCTGTAATCAAAAAGCCTGGAATGTGAGAGAGGTGGCACATCCCAGGCACAGGAAAAGGCACCCCCATGTGGAAGTGCCCTTG